TTTCGGTTATTTTTCTATTTATTTTTTCTTCGGTTGTGAGTGGATTATTTGGATTTGTCTCTTTAAGTACTTTATCTTCATTTATTATTATATCAGATGATGGTAAGAATTTATCTTTATTTAAATCAATAAATGATTTAATATTATCTTCATTGTTCTTTTCTTCGTCTTGTCTCCTTTTTACTAGTTCTTCTTGCCTCCTTTTTTCTTCTTGTATTCTTTTTTCTTCTTCTTGTATTCTTTTTTCTTCTTCTTGTATTCTTTTTGCTCGTTCTTGTTTTTGGCGTTCTTCGTGTTCACGTTTGTTGTATTCAAAGATTTTTTCACGTTCTTTTTCCCATATTTTTTTGTCTTCTATCTTTAAATCACAATCATATTTAGTATTCATAACAGGGTCTACTGTAATTGGGGGACATGGAATTAAGTTTTCGTTTCCGTAAGTTTCGGCAGCAGTTTCGGCAGCACGTTCATATAATTTATTTATTGTAGTTTCAAAATCACTTTTTTTATTAATTATAGAATTTCTGTAACGTTCATAAATATTTAATAAATGTCTTCTTGCATCATCTAACCTTTTTTTTTTAAATCTGCTTTCCTCATCCTCGTTTTCCCCGCTTTTAATTTCCTTATATTGATAATATTCGGAAACTTCATCAGTTAAAAAATAACTAATTTTTCCATAATGAAAAAAACTATGTGGAATATCTTGTTTTAATCCTTCGGGAATTTCCTCCATTGACTTCATGCAAATTTTATCATTTTCCCAAAAACCAAAATAATAACCAACTTCATCTTTTTTTATTATACCAAAACCATGTTTTTTCCACGTTTCCATTCTCCAATATACCATTCAAAATCCCCATTTTCATAATTTATCATGCCCACATTAGGGTATTCTGTATGCTTAAGCATACTAAATCCAAATCTTTTTCTAGGACCAATATATTTTGAACTCATATATATTATTCTTTTTTTATAATTGTTGATTTGGCCAATTTTTTAATAATTTTTCCATAATCTTCCGTATCCGCAAAATTATTTGTTATAATGGACAAATATTCTGCATTTTTTCGGCTATTAATTTCCATACAAGATGGATTGTTTTTCTGCCAATCCATTATTTTTTTTGTATTTTTTACTGTAAGCGTACCAATTGCCCTTTTTAACTTGTCGTGCTCTTCATCTTTTTCCCATATATTTTGGTCTTTTATGTAAATTATTTCGCGCTTTATATCGCTACAATGAATTGGGCGCTTATGTAATTCCAATTCTTGCAATCCTCTAATAAATATTTTACTAATTCCATTAATAAACCCAATTTGACCGGTTTCTTCAATATCTTTTTCCTGCACTTTTAGCGAATCTACAAAATCAGTTATATTCACTGCATCTTTGCATGTCTCATTTAAAAAAATATTTAAATTAAAATGATTGACTTGATTTACGTTTTGCACATAAGTTGTAGAAGACATTTGCACGACTTGTTTTTGCAATTCATTGTTTTGTTGAATCAACTGTATCAGCAATTGATTTGTATTTTTACACGATTGACGATGTTTCCATAAAGATTGGCGGGTTTTATACGTTTTATCACACGTATCACACTTTTTGGTTTCAACTGATTGATGTTTTTTTGTTTTTAAATGCTTTTGGTAATTACTTTTGTTTGTTGTTTCGTAATTGCATTTTTCGCAGTACATTTTTTCTTTCTTCTTGATTTTTTTTTATATCTTTTCCAATTTGATTATGATTTTTATTTGATTTTCGTTTTCTAACAGTGCGTTTGTGTTTTCCAAATGCAATACCATTGCCTCTAAGATATGTATTTACAACTTCAAGTAGTTTACTTACATTCCGTAACTCACAAGAAGTTCTTTTTCCCGGAGGATTAAAATCAATTGTTTCAATATCGCAACAGGAAGCATCGTAAAATTCTATACGGGTATTTTCTAAATTGTACAAATTTTCAAGTAATTTTATTATATCACTTGTGCTAGTTTCTATACAGTTATTTCCATCTGCATCTATAAAATGCGAATTTTTTATTTTCTCAAAATATTCTTCTACTTTTCCAGGATTTTCAAGAGATAATTTTATTTTTGCATCTTCAAATTCCTTTTCTTCATAAAATGGCAATAAAATGTAATCTTGTGTCATATGTTGCATTCCAACAGTCATCACAATTCTACATGCGTTGGACCCCAATGATTTGCCTTTTAAAGAATTAATACTATCAAGGTCCCTTGAAATTGTTTGATATTGTTTATCTACCAATAAGGATACTTGGTTATTAATACACCTAAAACTTTCATCGTATATTTTTTCTCTCTCATGCATTGTTCTAATTGGATATCCAGAAACATAATCCAATTTTGAGTCTTTTTGCATGTAAACTTTTTTCTGCAATGGACCAGCGCTTATATCTAAACCATCGGAAATTATATCCGAACAAGGTACATTTTTGTGTTGTAAAAAAAAGTTTTCTACCCGTTCAATATATGTACCAAAATTAGAATGATTACTACAAGTAGGTAAACCAGCATATGTCCCGGGGGTATTTAAAAAGAATTTTAAATCATCCACATATACAGTTTTAACTTCAAATGGGATATTCACATTATCGTCACTATAATTTACATTTAAAGTAACTATAGAATTATTATCTTCAATATCCTGTGTATATTTAAAAGACCTGTTTTTGCGTTTACTAGGTGTTTCAAATATATCAACTCTTCTATCATCAGACTCAACTGTATTTATATTCAACCCAGCATGACATAAAACAAAAACTTTTATAAAAAGTGGCGCAGGATTTGCAGGATTGTTTTGTCGTGGATGTACGATAGATTTTATTTCTTCCTTCAAAGATGATTTTATTTCTATTTTTTCTGATTCTTTTTCTGAAATAATTTCTGTTTCTCTTTTTCTTTTTGTTTTAGGCATTATATTAAAATCATAAAAAATTGAAATTTATTTACATGAATTCATAATTTAAAAAATGGACAGATTTACACAAAACGTTGAAGAATTACTTGGGCTGGGTGGAAGTCAGACGCTGAATCTACATATTGACGAAATTCGTGGTGTAAATACATTTGTTTGTATACATCTCAAAGAAAATGCCGGGATTTTGGAAATTATTTTGACAGACGACAATTCGTCCACGACATTTGATATTAAGCGCAATGGAGAATTCGTCAATACAAGGAGCGATTTGTCGGATACGGCAACATTTGTATATCTCAACGGAGAATTCATTGACCCAAGAAGCGAAGAGTTTGTTGCACGTATTCGCGAAATTTTGGAAGACGTGCAACCAGAGTGGTTTTGGGGAAAAACAAGTTCATTCTTTCCATGTATTGAACGAGGGGATGTTTCATATCTCCAAGATGTTTTCGGTATGGACCATATAAAATTTGATTTTGAAAAATGCTCAGTTTGCCTTAATGCAACTCATACAACAACATCGTGCAAACACTCCCTGTGTTTTGTTTGCTGGTCCAAGATTTTAAATTCAAATAAAAAATGCCCTTTATGTAGAAAGCAACTATGACCTTATGAATGTTGTTCCTAGATATATGAATGTTGTTCCTAGATAACTGAAAATATTCAAATTCGCAAAATAAAAAATAGATATATACTATGGATATGGGGGATACTCATAAAAAGAGCAACTTGCCAAAAGGTTTTACTCTTACTTCTTTCAAGACTAAACAGGCTTCGGCTCCATTAGTTAATCCTACAGAGACTTCTACAAAGAGAGATGAATTACCAAAAGGTTTTACTCTTACTTCCAATACTAAACCGGCATCTGTAAGAAAACCATTCGCCGGTCTTAGTCCAGAAAAACTAGAAAAAAACCGTTGGAATAAACAAATAAATAATTATGAATTTATTACACATGATGTTGCATACAATGAAGAAATTATTCAATCGGTTATGTCTAATGAGTATATAAATAGTAATATCCGTTTAACAGATTTAGATATGGGTGAAGAAAAACTATTAATTGCTCGTTCTAATTTTATTCACCCTTATACAGAATGGTTTGCGAATGAACGCGAATATACAGATATTTTTATTCTAGAAGTTTCTGGCGTTGGTAGAACTATTTTTGCTTTAAACCACAGACAAGATGATTTAACATTTTATAAAAAATTGTTATATTTATTTGAAAAATTGGTTTCCTTTGGTATATATGATGAAGTAGTCGGGTTTGGTTATTATATGTTTGTTTTAAATGGCATTACTTCGGCAAGTTCACCTGTTAAAGGATTTCATTTAGATTATTTGGGAAGAATAGACTGGCTACACCCAGCTTTGCAACGTATAGTAACAAATGGTAGTTATATAGTACAAAAGGAAGAAACACATGAACCTCTGGTTAGCGAAACGGATAATTATTTAAATCATTTAAAACGTATTACTCATCACAATCAATCAACATTTGTATTTTTAGAATATAGTTCTCATTGTTCTTCTGTCACTATGTATGAACCTTACGATAATAAAGGAAACGTAATTGAGTTTGAAGCGGTAGATTTTAACAAACCTGCAAAAAAACACGGTATAATAAGATTCCCTGTTTGTACAGGAAGCGCAGTTCTTATAAGAAATGATAAATATCCTCACTCTACTCCATTTATTTGCAAAATGTCCGAAGAAAGCGAAGAGAGAAGTATAGGTAGGAGTAGAAGCCGAAGTAGTGATAGGGATAGAAGCCGAAGTCGTGATAGAAGCCGAAGTAGTGATAGAAGCCGAAGTAGTGATAGAAGCCGAAGTAGTGATAGGGATAGAAGCCGAAGCCGAAGTCGTGATAGGAGTACAAACCGAGATAGCGATAGACGTGGTTCCAAAACACGTAAAAATAGAACCAAATCAAGAAGTGAATTAAATATAATTAACCCAGATAGAACTATTGGTAATTTTATTATGGACAAGTCTGTGAGAGAAAATATAAGACGAAAAATGGCTAGAATAAATTGTACTAAATTAAAAAATTCAGAGATGGGTTATTTATTGAAAGAAACATATCTTGCTTTATATCCAACATTTCCTCGTAAAGAATTTCATTTGGAGAGAACTTCCACAGAAACAATAGAAATGTTAAAAAATACTATTCAAACCATCACGCCTACTTTAACAGCAATAATACGCGATGTTGCTGTTCAACCTGTAACGTGGAATGTAGATGCGAATGTCGTGACATATATGTGCGATCAATCAAGAGTTAAACTAGAACATGGTGGCGGTAAATGAAAATTTTTGAAAAATGCGTAGTTTGCCTTAATACAACATTGTGCAATTGCTGGTCCAAGATTTTAAAATCAAATAAAAAGCGCCCTTTATGTAGAGACTTTAACGTCTATTTCTTCTACTATACCTTCGTCTGCTACGTCTACGTCTTCCCAACGCATCTCGTGTTACCGGGTTTCCTAAATAACTAGCAATATGCTTCATCAGGCGGGAATTTGCTAGTGTATCAACTGCATTTGAGGGAACATGCCTAAAATCCGGGTGCGATGCTGCGTCCCATAATGCTCCATTCACTTGGCGAATCGCTAATCGCGCAATTCCGCGCTCTCTTCTTGCTTCTGCCCCATTTGTTAAAAAATCTTCTATATTACTAATTTGCTCCAATAAGTTATCTCTAGTTGCTGGAATCATATTACTTAAATCTGCATCTAATGGCAAAATACAATTGTTCTTTTGTACAAATTGTGTAATTTCTTCACCAGCATCTTCGCCAACTACTATTCTTGCTTCGTAATATGGCAATTCTATACTTTCCAAGTTGATTAAATTTCATATACGCGACGGCAAAGTTAAAATGGTAGATTCATCAACAGTTAGTGACATATCTATTTTTAAATTTCGTAATTGTGTATAATCGCAAATAAAATCAGGAATACTTGTTTTTGCTTGGAATTCTAAAGTTTCAACATTTCGTGGATTTAATGTTTCAATATCAACTAGCCCTAATTGTATAACTGATGGAAGAGCCATATATATATATATATTATATTATTTTATTTTTGCATTTAAGTGATTTTGCATTTTCTGTTTTTTTTAATTCCTCTTTTGACTTTGCTTTTTCTTCTGCCTTTTTTAATTTGGTCGCTTCTTTTTCCTTTGCTTTTTCTTGTGCCTTTTTTAATTTGGCTTCCTCTTTTGCCTTGGCCTTTTCTTCTGCTTTTGCCATCTTGGCTTCCTCCTTTGCCATTTTGGCCTCTTCTTTTGCTTTCGCCTTTTCTTCGGCCTTTTTTAATTTGGCTTCCGCTAATTTTGCCAGTTTTGTTTCTTTTGTATTTAAATCTTTTTTACTTGTTCTAATATGAAAACAACAGACATCTCCAATTGGCCGATTTATCACAAATTTTTTAGTGCAATTTGGAAAAGCACATGTTCCGACTGTAAAAAGAGACAATAAATCAGCAGTATGGCAAATTTTTGGGTCAATTTCATAATCCGCATCAAGTGTTGTGACAGAATATACTGGAAGTTTACCGCTTAAAAGAGTTGTTTGGACTTTTCGGCAATATGGACATTTAAATTCATTCACTTTTAATCGTAAAACATCGTTTTTAAAATTCGGATTTAATTTTTGATTAAATACCTCCTTAAACAATGGTTCGTGATTAAATTTATGACCACATGTCAATTCAACAGTTTCCGTTAATGGTTCGCCAGATATCAAACAATCCATTTAGGAGGTTATGTGATAAACTTTTTATATTTTTTTCTAAAACAATACTATGACTCGTATCAATATTTGGGGACCTGCTTGTTGGTTATTTTTTCACACGTTAATAGCAAAGATTAAACCCGAAGAATTTTTAAATATTCGCGATAGTTTGATGTCACAGTTACAAGTTATTTGTTCAAATCTTCCGTGTCCTTCTTGCAGCAATCATTCAAGACAATTTTTTCAAAGACAGGGTTCGTTGCAATTTAAAACAAAAGACGAAATGATTGGGTTTTTTTGGTTTTTTCATAATTATGTAAATGCCAAAAAAAGAAAGCCATCCTTTTCTTTTTCTGGCTTGGGAAAATACAATTCTGAAAATCTTAGAAATGCATACACAAATTTTGCAAACCAGTATACAGCAAAAGATACTGGGTTAAAATTAATGAGCGAGACATTTCACCGAAAAGGTATTTTGAGAGGATTTCATCAGTGGATGCTCCAAAATAATAGGTCATTTTATGCATAAGCTGTCGTAGGCGTTGACATTCCGGGTATGTTTGGTGTTGACGAGACTAACTGTCCATTTTTATACACGCTACATACAAAGTTCTGTTTAGAAGCCATAGAGCACGTCTCGCCGTTTGATGGATGCGCTTTTATAAATAAATAATTTTTATCAGGAGTATTCATCCCTCTGTTAACTCCCAATAATATTGCGTACGATAATGCTGCGAACCCTAGACCTAAAAATATATCGGCAATTAATATGCCTTTTTTAATATAGCATTTTTGTAGCAATCCCAACATTGTTAATGTATAACAAACAAGCAATACTATAATAAGAGGGTTATAATTACTCAAAACAATCATTGGAAGAAGAACATACATTAAAGAAAAAATAGATACAAAAACACCTATATTTGTAGTCGGTAGCTCAAACATTGGCACTTGATATGTGCACACAGCTCCATTTTCTTCTAAATGGTTATTAAATTCCGGGTCGGCTTCTATTTTACTAAAAATACCTGTTCGTGCATAAACGCCCACTAATAAAAATAACATATATGGTATTCCCGCAAAAGTTGGTTGACATGCAGAGTAAAATAAAATAGACATTGGTAGAATAATTGGGTTCATTGCATTTCCAAGCATTTCTCCTGCACCTGTGCCGCTCATATATTTATATTACATATTAAAAATATAAATATATTTTATATAAATGGGAATTCCGAGTTATTATACTTATTTGATTAAAAATCATGGAAAAATTTTAGAAAAATTTGCGGGTTTCCCGGAACATTTTTATCTTGATGCAAATTCTATTATTTATGACGTTGTTAATAATTTCCCCTTTAAACCTCACGGAAACAATGACGAAGAATTATGTCTCGCCATTATTCAAAAATTGGAAGAATATCTTTTATTGGTGTCGGCGACAAAAAGTGTCACTATTGCGTTTGATGGCGTAGCCCCTCGCGCAAAACTAGAGCAACAGCGCCAAAGGAGGTTCAAATCAGCTTATCAAAACAGAGTAAAAAAACAGATATTTAAAAAATACCAAATAAGTGATTTTTGGGATACTGCAAAAATCACGCCTGGTACACCTTTTATGTTGTTACTAACCAAAATGATAATGGGACATTTTACTAATGTAACGGTTACTTCTTCAGACAAGTATGGGGAAGGTGAGCATAAAATATTTGAAATTATACGCAAAGGTAAATTTTCGCCTTCTGAAAGACATGTGATTTATGGGCTTGATTCAGATTTAATTATGTTGGCAATGTTGCATTTGGATATAACTCCAAATATTTTTCTCTTTCGTGAAACACCTCATTACATAAAAACAATTGATTCGTCTTTGGACGACAGTGAAAAATATTTAATGAATATTCGTCTATTGGCAGAAACTCTTTTGAACGAAATGGGGGCAACCAACATTTTTGATTATGTTTTCATATCATTAATGATGGGCAACGATTTTATGCCCCACTTTCCTTCCTTGAACATTAGAACAGGGGGAATAAATAAAATTTTAGAGGCATACAAATTTTTGGGAAAAGATATTATTTCCATCAATCGCGATAAAAAAAAGATTGTCATTCAATGGGAGATTTTCAGAGAATTTCTTTCATATCTTGCTGAGCGAGAGGATGAATATATTGTGGGAGAATATTTGTTAAGAGGAATAAAAGAAAGGTACACTTTTCCAACGACTACACCGGAAAACAAGTTTCGCAAATTTGAAAATATACCCTCCACGGATAGAGAATTGGAAAAATACATTAATCCTACAAAGAAAGGATGGGAAGAACGTTATTATGAGACATTGGTAGATGATTCCCCACAAGTTATTTCAAACCATTATTTAAAAGCAATGGCTTGGAACATAACCTATTATATTTTTGGATGCATGGACTATGAATGGTCTTATCCTTATAATTATCCACCTCTATTAAAAGATTTGGTTGGGACTATTTTACCAAAACAAACAATTTTATGGAAGAAAAAAGAAAACGCGATTACTCCCCTAGAACAATTATGTTATGTTCTTCCTAAAACATCCCTAGATATTGTACCAGAAGTAAAAAAATATATGGACCCAAGATTATATGTGGATGATTGTGCATTTACGTGGGCCTTTTGTAAATATTTTTGGGAATCTCATGCGGATTTACCTCATATTGATTTTGAAGAATTGAGAGAAAGGATTGCAACTTTTTAAATTCAAAAAAGGATTTTCCGAATCTCCGACGGACTTTTCAAAAATGGACATTTTAAAAATGTCCAAAAACGAAAACCTCTTATAGAATCCCGAAAATCCTTTTTTGAAAATCGCTTCTTACCATGAAAGTCACAAAAAAATATTTGGTCAAAAAAACGCCTGACGATAATTTTTCCATTTTCCAAAAACTTTTTTTTTGAAAAATGGGCGATGGATGACAAAGTTGACGAAAAAGTATTAAAAGTACTACGCCCTTTTTTTAAAAAATATGACATGCTATTTGGTAAGAAATTTTGGCGGCATATGAGGGCGACGACACCTAAAACGCAAAATGATGACATTGGATGACGTTTGCTACTTTTTGTATTTTAAATTGAAAAAGAAATTTTTGAAAATGTTTGAGACATAAAATGGAATTTACTGACGAACAGCGTATTGTTTTTGAAACATATCGGCAAGGGGAGAATATTTTTGTCACTGGCCCGGGTGGCGTAGGTAAATCCGAATTGATAAAGTTTATTTATGAAGATGCAAAAGCATGCGGGAAAAATATTATGGTTACTGCTACCACAGGATGCGCGGCTATCCGTTTGAATTGTAATGCGCGAACAATTCATTCGTGGGCTGGAATAGGACTCGGCAATAAAAGTGCATCCGATTTCATACGAAAATTTAATCCATATGTCAAGGGGGTATGGCGAACAATTGACATCCTTGTTATTGACGAAGTAAGCATGTTATCCATGAAACTATTTCAGCTTTTAAATGATATTGCTAAAAAAGTGCGCAATAATCCGGCACCATATGGAGGAATTCAAGTCATCTTTTCAGGAGACTTTTACCAATTGCCCCCCGTCGGAGACAGGGACAATGTGGAATCTCAAAGCTTTTGCTTTGAAAGCCCCGAATGGAATTGTGTTTTTCCATGTCAAATAGAACTTACCCATATTTTTCGGCAAAATGATGTTTACGCCAAAATTTTAAACCAAATACGTCAGGGAATCATCAAGAAAAGCGCTGACCGGATATTGCGTGAAAGGGTCGGACTGACTCCGGATTCTTTAATTATACCTACGAAATTGTATCCAACAAGATTAAAGGTGGACACAATTAACCATGAAAATATGGAGAAATTGAGAGGAGAGGAGAAGGTATTTAAAATTACGAGGGTTGGTCCGCCGTCCAAGGAAGCAGAGATGGAATGCG